CGTAACGCAGGCGTCGAGTGTCCAGTATATCTTATGCCGCTTGGAGGACGTTCAGAAGAGTACAGTCTCAATGTTAAAGAAGTTGCAGAAGCGTGTATGGAGAGAGGATGGCGATTCACACCAAGACTCCACATATCCTTATTCGGAAACGCATGGGGAACCTGATATTGATTACAATGAACATGAACCAATTAGGCTTACAGATTTGGAAGAAAAAGAACGCAAAAGGAAACTTGATAAAGCAATGAAAGCACCTATTGACGAAGATAGTATTAGAAAGGCTGGCTGGTGATTCTAGAAGTCTTTCCTGTTCCAATTTATATACATCAACCTAAACTTGAAGAAAGTTTTGCGATTCAACACGAAATAAAAAAAGCACTACCTAATATAATAGAACAAGGAGTTGGACTACCTGCTGATAGAGAAGCAAAATTAAAAACTAATGTGCATTTAGTCTTAAATACAATTACAGATCATAATTTATCTAATCTCGGTGAATATATAAAAACACATACATATAAGTATTTCAAAGAAACACAAGCATTTTTTAGACAAGATGCAAGAATGGAATTAGCAAGAAGTTGGATTAATATTTACGACAATGAAGAAGCTCAAGAATGGCATAGTCACGGTGATGCTTTTATATCAGGCACATACTATTATAAATGCACAGGTCAAGACGATAATGGACAAATTAGTTTGAGACAACCTGGAGTACAAATGCGTGGAGGTATGTTTCCTATAGGAAATAAGTATCAAGTAAATTTAGATGTTACTCCACAAGAAGGCGGAATTATTTTGTTTCCTGGATGGATGGAACATAGAGTGAGACCTAATAAGACAAATGATACACGTATAAGTATTTCATTTGACTGGTTTGTAAACAATCATGCCAGTAACGAGTCTATATATATAGGAAAAGTTTAACTATGACCTGTTGGCATGCATTTCAAACTGCTACTGTAACAAAACTAGACAACAAATACAAGGTTGCGGGTTGTTGTCGTGCTAAAGGTGTTGGTTATACTGATAGTATTGAAAACATAAAAAACTTTGAACCTATGCAAGAGTTTAGAAAAAAGTTTTTAGATGGCATAGAACCATCGGAATGTTTTAGTTGTTATGAAAAAGAAGAGGCCGGAGTTCCTAGTAAAAGAACAAAAAGCCTACCAATGTTCGATCATGATCCTATTGATGTCAATAAAAATGGTTTTGTAAATCATCATTTAGTAAGTTGGGATATAAGACCAGAAAGCACTTGTAACTTAAAATGTTTAATGTGTAATCCTAACTTGAGCAGTAAATGGGAAGAAGACAAAGACATTTGGAACAAATATTTTACAAAAGAAAGAAACAAATATCAACAACCGGATTGGAATTATATATACAACAACACAGTTGGTACGGCTAAAAGAATTTATATAGCAGGCGGAGAACCGTTTTATATTAAGAATGTTGTAAGATATTTAGATAAATTAAGTAAGAACAAATTTAATGTAGAAAATACAAAGCTAGTAATACAAACAAATGGAACAACTTCTGATTATCGATTATTAGAAGTTTGCAAAAAATTTAAAATGTTTGATCTTTGTGTAAGTATAGATGGTGTAGGAGAAGTTGACGACATTATAAGATATCCAGGAAAATGGAATAACAAATTAAAGCTATGGCAAGAATTTAAAAATATAACAAATTATTTGACTATAAGTACAACTGTTCAAGCACTAAACTTGCCGGATCTAGATAATCTATTGTTACATTTTGACAAAGATATAATAAGTTTCAACAAATTAGTTGATCCAGATTTCTTATCACTGAATGCATTAAAACCCGAAATAATTAAAGATGTGAAAGAAAATACAAGTATTCCAGAAATAAAACAATTTTGCAACGATTATAGTTATGATGAATCCCTTAATATCACGATGCAACAGTATCTTCTGGATTGTGACAATAAAAGAGGAACAAACAGTAAAGAAACACTTCCTTGGTGTTTTATATAGGAGAAAAATATGGACTGGGATAAAATAAAAAAAACGTTAGGTATACAGCCTAAAATCACTGAAGAGCCTAAAACTTCAGCAGAACAAAGAAGAGAAATTTTAGAAAAAGAAAAAGAAGAGTTTACAAAAAAAGGCGAACCTTGGGTAGGAGTTTTAGATACACAAGTCAATCCTGATAATATAAAGAACGGCTTTTTTGAATTAGATTGGAATAACGAATTCATTGAAAGACTACTAGACGCAGGATATAAAGGAGAATCGCAAGAAGAAATAGTTGATGCATGGTTTAGAACCATAGCAATGCAGGTTTTGGACGAACAAGGACTTGACAAAAATGTAAATTCGGGTTATATTAATGTTAGTAAAATAACAGATAATAAAAGTGAGATATCATGAAAACTTATATACTAGTTGATACTGCAAATACATTCTTTCGTGCAAGACACGTTGTCCGAGGAGATCTTGATACAAAAGTAGGTATGGCTCTACATATTACTTTACAAGGCATCAAGAAAGCATGGAATGACTTTAATGCAGATCATGTTGTATTTTGTTTAGAAGGACGTAGTTGGCGTAAAGATTTCTACGAACCTTACAAACGTAACAGACAACAAACTCGTGATGCTATGACTCCTAGAGAACAAGAAGAAGATAAAGTGTTTTGGGAAATCTTTGACGAGTTTAAAGACTTTATAAACACAAAGACAAATTGCACAGTTTTACATAATAAGCAACTAGAAGCAGATGATCTTATTGCAGGTTGGATACAACATCATCCTAATGACAATCATATCATTATAAGCACCGACGGTGACTTTGCACAACTTATTGCTCCTAATGTAAAACAGTATAATGGTGTTACGAATACAACAATTACACACGAAGGCTATTTTACTGACAAGGGTGCACCTGTAATTGATAAAAAAACAAAAGAGGCAAAGTCTGCGCCTCAACCTGCTTATATGTTATTTGAAAAATGTATGCGAGGTGATACTAGTGATAACGTGTTTAGTGCATATCCAGGTGTGCGTACAAAAGGAACAAAGAACAAAGTAGGTTTGCAAGAAGCATTTGCAGACAAAGATACAAAAGGTTATAACTGGAATAATCTTATGTTACAACGTTGGGTAGATCACGAAGGTGTAGAACATCGTGTGCTAGATGATTACACACGAAATGTCACACTATGTGATTTAACTGCACAACCTGAACATATAAGGTCAGTAATTGACGCAGAGATTGACAAGGTTGAAAGCAAAAATATTACACAAGTAGGAATGAGATTAATGAAGTTCTGTGCAAAATGGGACTTACAAAGAATAAGCGAAAATGCACAAGCATTTGCAGACCCACTTAATTCTAAATACGGAGAATAATATGGCAATTAAAGCGAAAGAAATTATTGACGGTAGATTTTGGATACTAGAAGATCGAGGACAAAAACTAGGTACTCTATCCTGGACTGATGATAGATATATGATCAGTGACAAAAGTGGTTCAAGATTTGTATTTGATAAAAAAGATATAGAAAGAGACTATGGTCAAAGTGTTGATTGGTCTAGTTTAGAAATAGCAGATGTAACTGACAAAACTGTTTATAACTATCCTGCAAATTTTGTGCCATATAATCCAGTATTAGATGTAAAAAGAAAACTACCTATTTTTACAAAATCTCCTAAATCAAAGAGTTTGTATTGTGCTGGTTATTATATAATTAAATTTGATAAAGGCTGGGTGAAAAGTTTTTGTCCTAAACTTGTAACATTAGATAAGTACGAATACAAAGGTCCTTTAAAAACTAAAATAGAAATGAAAACAGCATTAAGTGGCTTGAATGGAAAATAAAAATTTAAACACATTTGCAATACAAAAGTTTATTAAACAAGTGCAATCTGCTGAAAACAGTAGAGCAAAAGATGTTACTTTAGATATAGCATCAGCAAAGAATCTTGCATTCACACTAGGTATTGTAATGGCAAGGTTACACGAAGACCTAGAAACACTTCTTAAAAAACAAGACAACACAGAAGAACAAATAGAAGTCCGTCTAGATGGTGGTAATAGTTGGTAAAAAAAGATAAATATATACGTAGTTAATAGGACGTATATATGAGCAGACCTAAACCAACAATTATATTAGAGCATATAGACAAAGAAACATATAAATCTAATTCAGTATTGCAAGCAGAAGCAATATGGGCTGTATTCTACGACGGTAAACCTTTTAACCTAAAAACTGCAAACATCCTCAAAAGTTATCCAGGACCAAAATATAAAAAAGTTTCTTTCAGTAATCCAGGTCATGCACATAACCTGTCTCAAAAGTTAAATGAATTATTCAATACAGATAAATTTGAAGTATATAAATTAACAACAGGAGACAAGGTTGAAGAAGAATGAACTGGAAAGAAACATATACAAAAATATTTCTTCAACAAGCAAATAAAACAGTAAACGAAACCACTGTAAAAGAATATTTGCCTTTGTGGTGGCAAAACACAAGATCAAAGAATACTGGAGGTTTGCGACTAACTGAAGCTGGCTATGACTTTATAAAGATAAATTTAGAATTAGAAACTTATCACATACCTTTCCCCCCAGACTTCAAAATGACAACCAACGTTATAATTTGGTTAGATAACTTTATAAATTGTCCATACTATATAGAAAAGCATGGTATTACTGTAACTAATGAAAAAAAAGCTATGGAACTACATTTGTTCAGTGGAGATGTTAGAAAATATGGAATAACAAAAGCAATGAATAGAGATAATCAAAATTAATTGCTATTTTGGAAAAAAAGATGTTGACCTTTGAGATATACGGTGTTAGTATATATGTATAGTAAGAAATTAGGCACTGACTTACAGAAAGAGGAATACAATGGAAAATCTAGCAATTAGAACTATTAGCCCTAACAAGGCAAAATCAAGAATACAACACGCAATGAAGAAGATGCGCCCAGTTTTTATATGGGGGCCTCCGGGCATTGGTAAATCAGATATTGTTCATCAGATTGGTGTACAAGAAGATGCATATGTCATTGACGTAAGATTAAGTTTATGGGAACCTACAGATATTAAAGGTATTCCATATTATGCGGCAAATGATAACAAAATGGTTTGGGCTGCCCCTGCAGAATTACCTGATGATGCAATGGCCAAGAAACACAAAAAAATTATTTTGTTCTTGGACGAAATGAATTCAGCGGCGCCAGCAGTACAAGCGGCTGCTTACCAACTTATCCTTAATAGACGTATTGGTCAATACAAACTGCCCGATAATGTATATATTATTGCCGCTGGTAACAGAGAAGCTGACAAAGGTGTCACTTATAGAATGCCTGCTCCGTTGGCAAATCGTTTTGTACATTTAGAACTTGCAGTAGACTTTGATGATTGGTTTGACTGGGCTGTTGCTAACAACATCCATAAAGATGTGGTTGGTTTTTTGACTTTTAGTAAAAAAGATTTATATGACTTTGATCCAAAGTCACCAAGTCGTTCTTTTGCAACTCCTCGTTCTTGGTCTTTTGTTTCAGAATTATTAGAGGACAATCTAGACGAAGATTTGACTACTGATCTAGTTAGCGGATCTGTAGGAGAAGGACTTGCTATTAAATTTGTAGCACACCGTAAGGTGTCTGCGAAGATGCCGAACCCAACAGATATTTTGTTGGGTAAAGTAAAAGAGTTACAGACAAAAGAAATCAGTGCCATGTATTCCTTGACTGTATCTCTATGTTACGAGCTTAAATCAGCAAGTGACAAAAACGATAAAATGTTTGACGACAAAGTCAATAATTTTTTACGTTTTGCAATGAATAACTTTGAAACAGAACTTGTGGTCATGGGTATCAAACTTGCTCTTACACAATATGCACTACCGATTGATCCGGATGAAGTTGAATGCTTTGACGAATTCCATGAAAAATATGGTAGATATATTGCTAAAGCACAATCGGCATAATAAAGGAGTTTTGGACGTTTCTCTACAAAAAACGTCCATTTTGTTTGACAAATGCCAAACAATCTTATATACTAGTAGTATAATAAAGGAGCATGGCAATGACTATAGATACTAAAGGTTTTACACCCAATCCTGATATTTCAGTAGAAGAACTTGCAGAAATGAGAGAAGTTGTAGCAGATAAAATCACTGTTGCAAGGGTTGGATTACTTCTGCGTCATCCGTTCTTTGGTAACATGGCAACTAGATTAAAAGTAAAAAATTGTGATGACTGGTGTCCTACTGCGGCTACTGATGGTCGACATCTATATTATAATACACAATTTTTTAACATGCTTACTGATAGACAAATTGAGTTTGTAATTGCACATGAAATTTTACATTGTGTTTTTGATCATTTGACTAGAAGAGAAGATAGAGATCCTATGCTTTATAACATCGCATGTGATTATCTAGTTAATAATTTACTTGTTAGAGATAAAATTGGCGAAAAAGTAGATCAAGTACAGATATTCCAAGATTTTAAATACGATGGATGGACATCTGAAGCAGTGTATGATGAATTGTTTAAAGAAGCTGAGAAGAACGGCAAACAATTTATAAAAGATTTAGGTGAACTTTTAGATGAACATATTGACTGGGAAGGCGAAGGAGATAATGAGTCTAAAGGTAATAAAAAGAATGGCAAGCCTCCTAAATATTCTAAAGAAGAAATAAAAAAAATTAAAGATGAAATAAAAGAAGGTATGCTACAATCTGCACAAGCAGCTGGAGCAGGTAATGTTCCTGGTGAAATTTCACGTATGATTAAGGAACTAACAGAACCTAAAATGAATTGGCGTGATATTTTACGTCAACAAATACAGAGCACAATTAAAAATGATTATACATTTAGCAAGCCTTCACGTAAAGGTTGGCATACTGGTGCTATACTTCCCGGTATGAACTTTATGGATACTATTGATTTATGTATTAGTATTGATATGAGCGGATCAATTGGTAATAGACAAGCACAAGACTTTTTGAGTGAAATCAAAGGCATCATGGACGAATACAAAGAATACAATATTGTGTTATGGTGTTTTGATACTAAAGTATATAACGAAGAAACATTTACAGCAGATAAAGGAAATGATCTTCTAAACTATGAAATTATGGGCGGTGGTGGCACCGACTTTGCATGTAACTGGACTTACATGAAAGAACAGAATATTGTACCTAAAAAGTTTATTATGTTTACAGACGGTTATCCATGGGGTAGTTGGGGAGAAGAAGACTACTGTGATACTGTGTTTGTAATACATTCTAACCATGATAAGGATTTACAGGCTCCATTTGGTCTGACTACACACTATGAAGAAGCTGCTTAAAGCAAATAACCTTAATTACTTTAGCATTAGGAAGCCACAAACGCCTCCTAATCACTTCGAATACATCTATATTCCAATAAAATATAACTTGGAAAATAGTATATCAAAATGGATTCATAAAAATTTAAAAGGACGTTACTACGTAGGTAAATCTTTACATTTGACTGAAACTAACAAGTTAAACAATGCAATACGAATAGGTTTTGAAGACCCTAAAGAATTGTCATATTTCACTTTAGCTTGTCCACATTTGAAATACTATTAAATAATAAGCACTAACTATATATAAGGAGACAATGTTATGGCTGATAAAGAAAAAACAGAACCAACTGCTGAAGCAAAAGCACCAGTTGAAGAAACAAAAGCAAATACAAGTCCTGAACTTACTGTGAATGACTTGAATAGTCTTAAACAAATCATTGACGTAGCAAGTCAACGAGGAGCATTTAAGCCTAGTGAAATGACTGTGGTAGGACAGACATATACAAAACTAGAAGCATTCCTACAAGCCGTTACTGCGGCACAAGGAGAAAAGAAAGATGGCGCTTAAACATATTGGTAGGTTAAAATCTAACCAAAGAAAAATAGTAGTTGCATTTAGAACTGTTCCTAGTGAACCGCATAATGCAATCGTAGTTACAACAGAAAATCTTGAGGCAGCGGACCATGATACTCTTATGAAAGCAGTTGAAAGTAATGCTGGACAAAATGCAGATGAGTTTGCTGAAGTAATGGCAAGGACTCAACTTTCAGATGGCATGAACATGCTAGAAGCATTCGACAAAAGAGGCAAAATGATAAAAATAGAAACCTCTAATGTTGAAATGACTCCTGATCATATGACTGTAGTCAGACTAGATGAGTTGAACAAACTTATAGCAGAACAAAAAGGTGTAACTGTAGCAGACCTGGCTGTAAAACCTAGTGCAGAATCAGTGCCCCAAGAAGAAACAGTAGAAGAAGTTGTTGCACCAGAGGTTGCTAATGAAGAAGTTCTTACAGATGAAAAGTTAGCAGCACAATATAGATCACAAGCTGATTCTTTGTTTAAAGAAGCAAAAAGGTTAAGAGAACAAGCAGAAGAACTTGTTCCTACAAAGAAAAAAGCAAAGACAGCAGAGAGTGTCTAGAAAAAAGCAACTCCCTAAAGATATAGTTGATCATTGGCCTGAAGTTTTTAAAGATTTAGATATTTCGGTCGTTCCCATCGATTATCTGCACTCTGTAAGAATATATTTTACAGATGGCAGAGTATGGGACGTAGATGTTAACAAAACCAAAAAAAACAAAGTTAAAAAGGATATTCAAAGCTCTTTGGAAGAACTTTTTAGAGAATACGAAAATCACATTGAAAACATAGATTTTAGGCTGGATACGCAACGAATAAAAACTGATATTCAGAGGCGAACTTCATCATTTATTAAAAAAAGAAGATAAGTATTATATGAATTTGTATAAATACAGTAGTAAATGATTATCTAGGAGCAATTAACATGGCCTTTAAATTAAGACGCGGCACTAATGCACAAAGGTTGACAATTACGCCTGCAGAAGGCGAACTAATCTATACCACAGATACAAAAAAATTGTATGCAGGTGATGGAACAACTATAGGCGGAAACTTAATATCAGGTCTTAACAACGTTATAGAAGATACTTCACCACAGCTAGGCGGCGATCTAGATTTAGCTGGAAACAATATTATCGGTAACGGAAACATCAACATTACAGGAAATATCACAGCAACTGGTGATATCAACATTGGTGATGGTACAGAAGATTCAATAAACGTAGGTGGCTTAATTAGCAGTAACCTTATACCTAATCAAGATGAAGGCTACAATATAGGTAGTAGTGCAAAAAGATGGAATGCTGGTTGGTTTAGTGGACTTAATGTTACTGGACAGGCGGATATTGAAGCAGTAAATGCAAATATAATAGGTGATGATAGTAATTTAGCTTACGACAAAACAAACAACGAATTTAGAGGAACCTTTATAGGAAACTTGATAGGTACTTTATCAGTAAGTGATTTCAAAGGTAGTGTGTTTTCAGACGATAGTACTCTTCTTGTAGATGGCGTTAACAGCACAATACCAGCTGCAAATATATCAGGTGCTTTACCAGCTATAGACGGCAGTAATTTGTTGAATATCAGCGCAGCCAATATAATAGGTGCTTCAGGTAACCCAGACGGTACAGACGTACAAGTAAAAGGTGGTCAAGGCACAGACAACGGCGGTGATGTATATATAAATGGCGGAAATGGTTCAACTACCCAGGGTAGTGTAATAATTGGTAATGGTACAACCAGAGATGTTCAGATTACAAATGTAGTAATCAACGACGGTGTTATGAAAGGTACTGTAACAGGTGACGATTCAACTATACTAGTAGATGGTGTAAACAGTAAACTATATCTTGCAAATAATTCTTTAACTGATCTCGGTGATGTTTTGATTAACCAAGGTGATTCAACTTCAATTGAGAATGGAGAAATACTTGTTTATGATACTAGAGTAGATGCATTTAGACCTGTACGACTTTTCCAAGACTTTGAGACAGACTTTACTGTAATGAAAGGACACTTGGATGGCACATTCCAAGGAACTATACTTTCAGATGACAGCACTATGATACTAGATGGCTTTACAAAATCATTAGCAAATATTTCCTCAATCTCAGCATCAACAATTTCTACAACTGCTGGTGGTGAAATGACTACTGGTGAATTGAAAGCAGAAGCGTATACTGGTCAAAAACAAGGACAGGTAACGATAAAAAGAAAAATCACAGGTACTATCAGTGACAATAGACCACATGGAGTGATAAGATTTGAACAAGAAGACGATGCTGGTGAAGCATTCCACAGTATCATTCAAGGTGGTAAGGAATTTGTTAGAATAGCAAACCATAGTACAGGTTTTTCAAGTAGTAGCCCAGATACTCATTATATGTCTTGGGCTGGCAATAAATTAGGTTTAGGTTATAGAGTTCCACCAGGTGACGAAAGATTACAAGTTAGTGGTGATGTAGATGTTACGGGATACATTCAAGGCGATGGCTTACGTTTAGAAGGTAATGCTATAAAAGGAACTAGATCAAACGATAATATTACATTAGATCCAAATGGTACAGGAACTGTTGAATTAGTTGTACCTGTGCAAACTACAGTAGGATCCGCTGGTTCTGCAGCATCATTACCTGCACAGCCAAGCACATATTTTAAAATTAATGTTGCTGGTACAGAATACGTAGTTCCAGCTTACGCAGTAAGTTAATTTTCTATACAATTAGGTAATAAATTTGCCACAGTAAGCAAGTTTTCTTTGTTAAGGGCAACATGCATCAACACATGATATATGTCGTCAGCCATTGCAAAACTACCATGAGGCTTGCGAGTATTTAGAATATAAGGAACACCTGATTTAAATCTTTGTACTTGACCATCATAAATGAAAATCCATTCATCGTCGTTGGTTTTATTCAGAGGAATAAAAATTCTCATTTGTGGTTTTAATTTGTATGCGTCTCTGTGTAATCGGAAAAAACTACCTTTGTTCATATTAGCGGCACGACATTTTCCTAGATCTGTCCATAAATCAAAAAAAGTTTTTATACTGGGACAAGCAATAAGATTTTCATTAGCAGTCTGATTTTTTTGATGTTTTATTTTGCTAGGTGCATCTAGTTGAAGATCGTCAATAGGACCAGTTAAGTTTATCCCCTTTTTGTTATTAGGTCCAGGTAACCAGTTGTTAATTTTTTTAAGTTGATTAATAGCGTCATCTTCAAATTTGTAATCTAGTTCAACAATATCTCCATAACTAGACAGAATACTGTGAAAATATATTTCTTCCATTATAGTTTTCCTTCTCGTTCCATTTTCTGAATATGATGTATTTTCCTTATTTCTTTATATGTTTTATAAATGAACAATGGTCCGTCAGATTTATATAATGCAGGAATTATACCATGTATATATGATTTAATTGCTGTAGCAATTAAACGATTGCTTTGTTTGAAACTGTGTCGTAAATGAAACCAATACGACCATTCAGTCTCTTTTAAATGATCTTTTGAATCTTTAATCATACTGTATTTAAGTACAAGTAAACTAATCCAGGTATTATAATGAATAGTTGAGGTAAAAAGTTCAGTATGATGGCTTTTTCATTCATTTTGAATCCTACATAAATCCAGCCACACGCTCCTATGATTTGTAAGAAACTATTCCAAGGTGTAATACCTTGAACATGCAGGACCATCGCTAATAGGATGGTCACTGCACTTACATATTTTATAATCGAAACATGTATCAATTTAAAGCAAGTTCGATCTTATCTACGCTGGCAAGTCCTAGTGCTTCCCTGTTAAACTTAACAAGAGTTTGTAATGCATCTCTTGTAATAAATGTCATCAGTGTGTCTCGTTGTGCATCACCATCTGCACCAATTTTCCACTCATACTTGCCAACCTTCTTTTGAATATTCGCAACTGCTGTAGGATCATTTGCCATAGCAGTAAGGGCATCTACAAGTTTTTGTTTGTTTGGGTTACCTGCATTGACCCAAAGAGCTTTCTGCATACCATCTCTAAAACTCTTTACAAGTTTGTATGCGTCATACATATCACCGCTAGGTGCTACACCCCAACGTGCTTTGTATAAATCTTCAAATTGAAATCCTGGATAGTTAGGATCATCTGCATGACTTCCGTCAGCTTGTAGAATACCATGATGGAACCAAATCTCTGCGTTAGTGTTTGATTCTACATGTTTCTTATAAGCGGCAGGATTTTCTCTAGTGCCGTTTAATTCTCCACGCTTAAATGCTAAACGTCTTTCTGCTCCACTCATACCTTTTACCCATGTTACATTATCTTGAAAACATGCGATGTAATCGTTGACTGTTTTTTGCGGTCCACAAATTAATTGTGTAAATGCAAAAGCTTCTGGAACCATACCTGAACCTGCGGCAAAACTTGGTTTATCCATATCAGCACCTTTTGCTTTTCCTGCTATGATGTTTAGATTCATTAGTCCTACACTTTCATAGTCACGATAATCATAATCTACGTCTTCTTGTAAAAATGATACACCATTGCCGCCATGTGATACCATAACTGTTTTATCGTCAAAACGTAGATTGTTATGGAATTCATTAAAGCCAGGAATATCTCTTGCTCCTGGAATAAGTTTTAGATTAATCTTTTCACCCAAGAACGGTTCTAATTCTTTAGCAACGATCTCAGTCCAAACTGTTGTACCTGCTCCAGGCTTTTGGGGCACAACAAAAGTATAGTCAGCTAATGCCGGTGTAGCAATACCTAGTGCTACAATTAATGATGTTAATAAGCGTTTCATAATTTCTCCTTTTACGCATATTCTAGTTTATTGCGTTTGGTTATTCCCCAAAACAACACTGCGACAGTGGCAACAACCAATGTCCAAAATATAGGTCGTGTCAACAACCTATCTATGTCATACAAAGTAAACATTTGTATGCTTAAGGCTTCAATACGATCTGCTAGAATAAATCCAAATAGCAGTGCCGGTCTTGAAAACTTAAATCCTTTTGCAAGTAAGCCAATTGCTGATGCTATGGCTAATATTGCATAATCTTCCCATCCTCCTGTGTATTGCACACATGCAAGCGTTATAAAGCCCAACAGCAGGGGGAAATAGTATTTGTAGGGTATATGAGCAATAAGTGCTATATACCGTGTTAAAAGCAAGCACAGGGCGCCTACAAGCACTGTAGCAAGCATGAATCCATATAACATACTGTCAAAGAAACGTTCGTCCATTGCTAGATCTATAGTTCCTAATTCAAAATCTAAATATGCAAACAATCCAATAATAATAGCCGCAAATGGTGCTCCTGGTATTCCAAACAAAACTGTAGGTATCATACTAGTTGCCTTTTGAGCATTGTTAGCACCTTCAGGTCCTATTACGCCTCTAATGTTTCCTTTGCCCATTTTAGGATTGGCCTTTGGAGTAGTTGCAACTGCTTGTCCGTATGCAATCCAATCTGCCATAGCACCACCCAATCCAGGTAAAACGCCAATAAACGCACCGATAAATCCTCCTCTTAATGCTAACCATTTATTATGCCACACTGCAAGTATACCTTCTCTTGTCTGCTTACCATTTGCTATACTAGGTGCAGTATTTTTCCTAGTACGCAGTCCATCTATTAGTTCCGGTATTGCAAACAATCCTGCAACCATTGGAAGTAGTTGTATTCCTGCACCCAAGTAATCCCAACCGCCTGTCCAACGGTCTGCATTTGTATTTGGGTCAACTCCAATCATTCCTAAAAACATTCCAATAGCAAGTGCTATCAATGCCCTAAACCACCATTTACTACTTACAAAAGTTACTGTTGCTAGTGCAAGAACAGTAAATGCCCATAGCTCAGGTACACCAAATACCATAATTAAATTTGTATACCACGGTAATAAAAAGAATACTAATGCTCCCCATAACAATCCGTTAATAGTAGACGTTGTTACAGCGGCACTGATAGCATATGTTGCTTTGCCTTGTAATGCTAATGGAAAGCCGTCTACCATTGTTGCCGCGGCACTATTAGCACCGGGTATACCTAACAATACGCCTGTGTAAGTATCTCCTGTGGTACTTGCGGCTACTACTGCCATAACAAATATTACTGCCAAATAGGGATCAGGAAATAAAGTAATCAAAGGAAACAAAAATACAAGAGCAGTTGTTGCTCCTGCACCGGGTATAATACCCATCATTAGTCCGTACACTGTGCCAGATATTAATGCTATGAATTCTTCCATCGTATAAATATTTATAAGAAAACAAAAAAATTTTTTAGAAAAGTGGTAAAAAAATTATGAATACACAAATTTTTAGTTTAATAGAAGAAAATTTACAAAAATCCTTTCATTTAGACAAATATAGTGAAATTAGAGATAATATCAGTAAAAACACTATTATATATGATTTGCCATGGACGCCTGCAAGATTGAGAAAATTTGAGGAATCAATCAGTGATGCTTTACAATTTGAAGAAGTAGACATAAGTGGTACCATAGAAGAAACTGCTAAAAGACTAGATGAAAAATATATGAATAGATTCTTTGGTGAAATTTGGCAACCAGAAACAGACAAATATCAATATAGCGGATGGGGATTAGTAGACTTAATTAATAAGAAAAATCCTGTAGCAGTATTAGACTTTGGTTGCGGATATAATCCTTTCAAGGGTAGAATCAACAATTTAGTTGGTATAGATCCTTTCAACAACCAAGCAGATTATATGGTAGACATATTAGAGTTTGCTGTTGAACCTGAAACATATGATCATATCATAGTATTTGGCAGTTTAAATTTTGGAGATCGTAATGATATTGAAACACGTTTTGCAAAGTTAAACCAATTACTAATGCCAGGCGGAAGAATGTACTTTAGAGCCAATCCAGGCTATTTATGGCCTAAAGGCCCGTATGTAGATATCTTTCCTTGGTCTTTTGAAGTTGCATACGATCTTGCAAAAGCACACGGACTTACGTTAGAGAAGTTCAAAAAAGACAATGGTGATCGTCTATACTTTGAGATGTACAAAAATGGATGAAAGTAAACTAATATTTTTTACAGGTGCTCCTGGTTCTAAATGGAGTGCAATAAGCTATCTATTAGCGGAAACGCCATTGATCGATATTTCCAAAGAAGACAGATCACCAGAACGTGTTTACAGTCATGGAGATAAATTTAACGGTGTACAACATGTTGGAAGTTATTTTGGGCCTGGTTTTGAACACGGACAACAGTTTCATAACTTACACTTGTGTACAAAAGAACATATTTTAAATGAAATCAGCAAAGTATTTGATGACAACGACAAATATAAAGTAATTCGCTGTCATCAATTTTCGTACAATTTAGATTACATAAAAGAAAAATTTCCTCAAAGCAAAATTGTAATTGTTATGAGACATCCCGATGCTTGTTGGGATGGATGGTACGGTGTAGGCGGATTTGATATTGCGTATCCAGATTATCATAAATTTTATAAAGATGAAAAAACTGCAAAAAATTTAATTAGAAAAGAATGCTTAATAGCACGTAAATGGATCTATGAACAAGACTTACATGTACATACAAGCACATTCAAATATTGGCAAAAAATGTGGAATTTGAATATAAAAGATCACGATGTTGCAAGGTATCTAAATAGTACTATAGGTTATTTTAATATTAAAGATGATCCATTAGAACATTTGAAATATGATGTTCACATGAGTTTTTATAATTTTGGAGATGTGAATGAACTTTTATAAAATTGAATACAGCAGAAACCCCAGCAACATGTGGGAAAATCTTAAAACAAATCCTCCTGTAAGTAGAGATGCATACGATAGTCTATACGAATGGGCTAAAGTAACTAGCCGTTATCATTTTAGCAACAAAGAAGACATTTCAAGTTTAGATACAGATTGTCCAGCAGTCATACCTATTACAAGATTTGACATTACAGAAATTCCAAACATTGACATGACTCAACCAGCTACGTTTGCTAAAAGAGCATCGTCAAGAAAAAGTAACAACAATAAGATGGAAGAACATGATTTTAGAACTTGGGGATATGATATAGATGGTGGCTATACAATTTTGAATAGAAAGTCAAAACCAGAGTTACCTAGCAGTTTACAACAACAGATAGATCAATTTGGTTTTAAAGATCCACACATAAGATATGATGTTCAGATGCCAGGGCAATGTTTTTACTGGCACATAGACGCATTTGGAGGAATATTAGGAAAAGAGCGTAAAGGAGAATTTTCAAGAGGAGATTTTGAAAAACATTCTGCGGCAGATCTAGATCAACGTAAAATTATGCGTATTGTAATTTTCCTTGAGGATCAACATTTAGGACATCATTGGCAACAGGGTAACCTGTATCTTCAATACCAAAAGGGAGACGTAATTGCTTGGCCATGGCGAGATGTACCACATGGTACAGCAAATTATGGACATACTCCTAGGCCAACTGTAAATGTAACAGGTATAGTCACAGATAAAACATACGAGTATATGAATGAACTTGCACGAACAAATAAGAAATTTATTTAACGAAAAAAATAAT